CTTTGACACTTGCAACTGTCAAAGTCTCAAAGCCGCTGTGGCTGGGCGTTTCAGATACTTTGACAATTAGGCCGATACTTTGACAATTCAAAGTGTCAAAGTCTCAAAGCCGCTATGGCTGGGCGTTTGCGAGGGCGACTTTTCAAAAACGAATAAAAAAGGGCATTTGTCAAAGTATCGTAAGCTGTTGAAGTGTAACAGAAAAGAGACTTTGACACTTTCCCCTATACTACGTATAGAGCGGCGCTCGCGCGCTTTGCTCTTTGCTTACGCACGAGCACGCGGCTCGCTTGCTCTCGTATAGGAGTTTGATTGCATAGTCGTGGCGACTATGGATTGAAAATGAAGGGTTGTGATTGACGCGGCGACTAGGTGCGTGGTATGGTGCGGAATATGGTTGGTAGGACAGTACAGAAGACGCGCGTGGCAAATCTCTCGAAAAAACAGATGGTTGAGAGGTTTTTGCAGGCAATCGCAGAAGGACAGAGTTTCGAACAAAGCGGCAGAAGCGCTGGGATGGCTAATGTCGAGACAGCGATTGCGCGAGAAATCCACAACCCCGAGTTTTTGCCCGCCATGACTATGGCCTTGCGGCATCGTCTCGCTGGTAGGTTATCTGTCAAAGCAATGAACGTGACCGAGGAATTGCTCTCAGACAAGCAAACGAGCCCACGGATAAGGTGGGACATAGCTAAGACGGTTCTTGCTGCTGGCGTGGGCTTTATTGCCCCAAAGGCGCGGGAGCTAGAAGCGCCTCCTACTGATATCAGCACAATGAACGCCCAGGAGCTTCTCGACTTCAGCGAGCGAGTGAACCGCGAAATGGTGTTGAGGGCGGATGCCGCAAAACTGATAGAGCACGACCCGCAAGTGCTTGATTCATTAGATTAAAAAGCGCCTGAGCTAGGCAAGACACGCGCAACCCCTTGTTTTTCGCAATCTGACAATCCGCCAGCTTGCGGCCTTTGCGCTAGGGCGTGGGGCTGTGACGGCCTGCAGGCGCGGTGCAGCGGCGCTGGGGGCAGGCGGTGGAGGCGGCCACCCCCACCCAGGGGGGTGAGACCCCGGGGCGGTGCGGCGTCGCCCATGCCGCTCACGAAATCGCGCAATTTTCTAAAACTACCTAGTCGTCGCGACTATGCCAATCCCTAATTAAAAATCCGCTTGACTGACCCCCTGAAACGGCGTACTGTCTGCCCCACCAACCTTTCCAGGGATGCAATCATGTCAGTTCGCGCAAAAATGAAATGCACAAAAATTTCCATCACCTCGCATCACGAGGGGGTAGACCTGAAAACGATTGAGCTTCAGCCGGTCTACAGCAACGACAAAGACAGCGAAAATGCCCAATTCTACAAATGGACCCCAAGCGGAAAAGTTGAAATCGGGGTGTTGAACCCTGCCGCCGCGGAACAATTTGTTTTAGGGAAAGAGTATTTCGTAGATTTCACGCCAGCGGAGTAGCCCTTGGCTAATTTCGAACACATCCCCGGAGACCAGAATTGCCGTCGTTGTGATTCCAAAATGTATGGCATCACCACGCACAAGGTTCGGGCTTACTGCGAAGATTGCGGCGGAAACACCACCCCGTACAACAAGGCCAACCCAAAGCCAGACAGTTGGCTTGGGCTCCAGATGGCTTCTCAGCGAATCCGTGTTCCGGATTCCGCGGCTTGACATTTTGCCACAGTGCCGGTATTTTCAGGATAGTCTAGCTCCCACTGGCTGCGTTCGCTCTCGCCAAGCGAGTCATCAACAGCGAACGCAGCAATTTTATGGCACAGCCCACCCGCTATTCCCCAACGTATGACTTCAGCGATTTCCAAGCGCTGAACCCCGCCACGCCCCTGCCGGCGGACAAAGTCGATGAGCAGTTCAACGCGCTGCAGGTGACGACCGAAGGGCTTTGCATCAACATTGCGCTGATCCAACGCGACGATGGCAAACTCGCCAATCAGGTAGTCACTCCCGAATCGCTTTCTTCCGATGTTTTGAACCTGATGGGCGGCTACACGCCTAAAGGTGACTGGCTGACGGCGACCGCATACGTGGCAAAAGACGTGGTTTCCAATAACGGGACGTATCTTTGCGTGACCGCGCACACTTCCGGTACGTTCGCCACGGATCTTGCCGCAGGAAAATGGGTGCTGATTGCTTCTTCGGGTACTTCCGTCGCAACGTATTTTCAGCCAACCGGCTCGTCGGCTCCGGCCAATGGCATGTATCTGCCCGCCGCGAACGTCGTAGGCTTCGCCGCAAACTCGTTGGGTGTTCTTCGGTTGCAGTCCGTAGCTTCTGCGGTGAACTACTTCATCATGCAGAACTCCGCGTCGTCGAATGCGCTGCAGTTGCAGGCCATGGGCGGCGGTGCGAACTTGGATATCGCGCTCGTACCGCGCGGGGTCGGCCGCGTGACCGCTCCTGAATTGGTGCTGACAAATCCTTTGGCCGTGGCGTATGGCGGAACCGGGGCGACAACCGCGGGATCTGCGCGTTCGGCGCTTGGTTTGGCCATCGGTACGGATGTTCAGGCTTATTCGGCCGCGCTTTCTGCGTGGGCTGCGTTATCACCGCCTTCTGGCGCAGTAGTCGGGACCACGGATTCGCAATCTTTGACAAACAAAGTATTGACCTCATCGACCAACCAGCTTGGCGTCGCGGCGCTTGTATCCGGTACGCTGGCTTCTGGTGTAGGCGCGAACGTCACTTCGTACTCTCTGGGGACGATTTCTTCAGGGACAGTGACCCCTGCGCCGCAGACGAACGGCCCGATGCCCTACTACACCAACAACGGGGCCCATACACTCGCGCCCCCGGCGGCTCCATGCACCATGCTGGTCGAAATTACCAATGGCGCGTCTGCCGGTGCGATTACGACCTCGACCTTTACCAAAGTAGATGGCGATGCGTTCACCACGACCAACGGGCATAAGTTCCTTTGCTCGATTGTGCGCTCGCAGAACTATTCCGCATTGACAGTGAAGGCGCTCCAATAATGCTTCCGATCATGCCCATTCTGCCGTTCAACGATCCGCCGTTGATAATCACGTATCTCGGCACGAATGGCACAGGATTGGCAATTGGGCCCGCGCGTTCTGACCGCTATATCGTGGCGATCGGTTATGGTGAGAACGACGCCGCGGGATCGATGACCTCATGCACTTTCGATGGCGCCGCCGGCACGATCATTTACAGCCCTTCGCGCTCCGATAGCTTCGGTATGGCTTACAAACAAGTTACAACCGGGACCACAGTGACCGTCTCAATTTCGCAATTCGGCTTCTCGCGCGCTGAATTCTACATGATTACCGGCGTGAAGACGGGTTTGTACGGATCTACAGCGAACAGTTCCTCGGGGACATCGCTTTCTTGCTCAAACGCCACCCCAACCGGCAAAGTTGCGCTGATTATGGGCGCCGCTTCTAGGGACTTGAACGGCTCTTTCACCGCCACGGCCGTCGGCGGCGCCACAAACGTCGTTTTGAACCATTCTGGAAATTTCGGTGGTGGAGGAAACCCCTCCTGGTGGGCTGCGAGCGGGTATACTGACAAATCGGGTAGCTCTTCAGGCATTTCTTGTAACGGGAGCAGTGCTTTTTCATCTGGTGTCGGCGTGATCGCCGCATTTGCGTAAGGAGAACGGTTATGTGGACGGGGTTGATGATGCTTTTAGGTGGATTGCTAACCCGCGCTGATGGCTGGGGGCCCGAAAACGACGAAGTGCGCGCTACATGGCCCCGGTGGCAGGTGCGAGCATCAGAATTTTTCAGCGCATGGTCGTGTGGCGGGCTTTTTGCGATACTGGCGCTGCTTTACACCAACAATCCTGTTGTGGCTTTGGTTTCTGGTGGGTGTTTCGTGCTTTGGCGCGCTCCAGGGTTTCATGGGTGGCAAGACCCAAAAGCAATGTTCATTCGCGGCCTGTGGCCGACGTTGATTGGATTTACCATTTTGTCTTACGTGGCGCATGGCCATGTATTTTTTGGGGCATTGTGTCTGTTGATGGGGGTTTTCGAAGCCGTGGCTTACAGCGGCGCGTATAAATACCTTCCTGGGAAAGTCCCGAATTGGGCTATTCACGTAACCGCAGAGATCACGTCCGGTCTCGCCTTTACAGGCCTAATGGCGGTAATTTTGCAGGGAGTTGAACCATGGACGACAACATGATGAACACCGTGGAAATCGCAGTTTTGAAGGAACAAATGGCCGGGTTGCGCGAGCAGCAGAAAGCTCATGCTATCGCCAGCGAAACGCGGTCTAATGAATTAGCCACCGCTATTAAGGGACTGCAGAAAGACGTTGGTGAGGTCGTCGGTCTCCTTAACCGCGGGAAAGGCGCATGGGCAATGCTGCTAGTTTTGAGCGGTGTTGTGGGCGGTATCGTGGTAAAAATCGGCACACTTATCATTCAAGCTCTGGGGCCTAAAATATGATTGAGACATTACTTGGATCTTTGTTCGGCGGCGTATTCCGTATGGCGCCCGAAATTCTGAAGTGGCTCGACCGCAAAGACGAGCGTAAGCACGAGATCACCATGTTTGATCTGCAGTTGAAAGCCGACGCACAGCGCGGGCAACTTGCGCTCGATCAGGCGCAGATACAGACGGAGGGCGCTACCAGCGCGGCCGAACTGCAGGCGCTTATTGAAGCAACAAAGGCCCAGGCAGAACATACTGGCGTGGCGTGGGTGGATGCGCTCAATTCGCTGATGCGCCCGCTCATCACCTTCTGGTGGGGCATTGTACTTTACACGGCAGTCTTGATCGCTGAATACGTGACACTGCGCGCGGGAGGAGTAAGCTACACGCAGGCCATTCTCCAACTCTGGGGGCCCGATGAGAAAACGATTGTCGCTAGTATTTTTGCTTTCTGGTTTGTTGACCGCAGCTTGCGGAAAGGATTCAATAAATGATCCCTACCTCGCTTCTTCGGGTTATCCGCAGATTCGAGGGACTGAGGCTCAGAGTTTACCGGTGTCCGGCGGGTATACCAACCCAGGGATACGGACACACTGGTAAGGAGGTTCAGTTCGGCGGACCACCCATAACCGTGCAACAAGCCGAGGAATGGCTGTTGCGGGACGCCGAGTATTTCACGGCCGTTGCGCTTCGCCACTCCCCTATTTTAGCGCATGACCAAAACAAATTAGCCGCGATTGCGGATTTTTGTTTTAACCTTGGGGCCGCACGCTATAAAGCGAGCACGCTTAAACGCAGAATCAATGCCGGCGATTGGGTCGGCGCAGAGGTAGAATTGAGAAAATGGGTGTGGGGCGGAGGGAAGAAACTTCCAGGGCTCGTGCTCCGGCGAGAGGTGGAAGCGTTACTTCTTCGCGGAGATACTAGCTTATTGGAGAAAAAGCTGTTAAAATGAAATAAGGAGGTTTGTTATGTCAAAAAGCAATCAATGGGTGAAAGACGCCCTCAAAGGAAAATACCAATTCCATGGCGGCGGAAAGAACAAGTCGATGCGCCCGGGCCACGGGAAGAAAGGCGCTGCTACTGAAAAAGCAGTGAATATGCTTTCGAAGCGATCGAAGCTTCCGGCCCCGACCCATGGCGAAGAAGCCATGGAGCCGACAAAAGGAAGCTGCTAGGGAGCGTTTAGCTTGTGGATTTCAGTAAGCATAGTCTTTCTGAGTTGCAGCAAATGCAGCGAAGGGCTAGGCGGCTCTTAAAGGAGAAGGCTGCTCAAGATTCCATGCTTGACTACATGCAGGTGATGCGTCCGGACCCTGAGCATCCGGACGATTCCGATTACAGTGCTTTCGAAGCCACCCCTCTCGCCAAACTTCTTTGCGACGTTATTGAAAAGGTAGACCGCGGGGAGCTTAAACGCGTTTGTGTTTCTGTGGGCCCGCAGTTGGGTAAATCGGAAGTTTTATCACGCGGCGCGCCCTCCTGGCTCTCTGGGCGCAAACCCCGCAGAAAGATGATTCTTGGCACATACAACGGCGATTTTGCCGCGGAGTTCGGTGGTGAGGTACGAGATTTTTTTCTTTCGCCGACTTTCAAGAATGTGTTCCCCGATCACGAATTAAAAGGTGGGTCCGAGGCTAAAGATAATTTGGGGACAACGCAGAATGGACGATTATCATTTGTGGGCGTCGGTGGTTCGGGTACAGGTAAGACGGCGGACATTTTTATTATTGACGACCCCTTCAAGAACGATGAGGATGCTCAGAGTGAGGCGTATCGTGAGAAGGTATGGAAATGGTTTAACGCGGTTGCGATGACGCGCTGCCATAAAAACTCGGCGATCATTATCATTCACACACGCTGGCATGAGGATGATCTCATCGGCCGGCTATGCGACCCGGATCACCCCGAGCGCAATAAAAAATACAAAGGAATCTCCGAAAAATGGACGTATTTTAACCTACCGGCCGTTGTGAAGGACCCCGCGCTCGCCAAAGCGCTGAACCTGAAACTGCAAGTGCCTCAAGATCCGTTTGTGCAGGAGCATTTCGGAAAAGAGCCCATGGTTTCGTTGTGGGAGGAAAGGAAGTCTTTGCAATTCCTGGCCGAGGCCAAGATGCTCGACGACCGGACTTTCGGCGCGCTCTACATGGGCAAGCCGACACCGGATAGCGGGACCTATTTCACCGAGAGCATGTTGGTTGAGTATCACGACCCGCGCGACTTACCGGATAATTTGCTGTGGTATGGCGCTTCTGACCATGCCGTGAGCGAGAAGCGCAAGGCCGACTATACCGTTGCGGGGTGTGTGGGCGTAGACGACAATAATGATATTTGGATACCACCAGATGTCACGTGGGAGCGCATGGAGACGGATAAATCCGTAGATGAGATCGTCTACCACATGCGCGTGAAACGGCCGCTGTGTTGGTGGATGGAGAGCGAGCTTATTTCAAAATCATTTGGTCCATTTTTGAAGCGCCGGATGCTCGAGGAGAAGGTTTACACCACCCTCATTCCTAAAGTGCCGAGCACGGATAAGCGTGCCCGCGCACGCGCCATTCAGGGCCGGATGTCGATGCGAAAGGTGCATTTTCCGGCTTTTGCCCCATGGTGGCCCGAAGCAAAACGCCAATTGTTGACCTTCCCGTACGGGTCGCATGATGACTTTGTTGACTGGTTGGCATGGATTGGGTTAGGATTGATGGAAGAAGTTCCTGCCTCCAAACCTTCGAAAGAGGAAGAGCCGATTAAGACAGGTACTATCGCTTGGGTCAAGAAATCGGCCGGCGCGCGCGAGCGGAACCTCGCGCTGATTAAAGGTGCGAAAGGGTGGTAATATGGTCGGCGAGATTATGAACAGTATGGATAATGCTGTAACCGGAGCGACGCCAGTGCTCGGCGCGCCCGATATTATGGGCGCTATGGCGCAAGCGACCGCAGGCGTGAAGGCGGAACCCGTGCAACGAGACGCACCAAATCCAGATGCTTCTCGTAAGCATCTTGTCGAGAATTGGGTGAAAGAAATCAAGCTCGATAAAAAATACTACGATAAAGACTTCAAACGTATGCGAGAAGACCAGCAGTATGCTAAGTCTGGCGCGGCGAAAGAATGGGTGGAGAGCGATAAATACACCGTCCCTTTGATTAACCGCCAGATCAACCTGGCCGTGGCGTCGCTTTATGCGAAGAACCCGCGCGCGCAAGCGAAACGTAAGAAAAAACTACGTTTCACCGCTTGGGATGGGACGAAAGAAACCGCGCTCCGCTTATCAAAATATGCAAATGGGCGACCCAACTGCCTTAGCTATTTTGAAAGAGATAGAGGACGCGCGCAACTACAATAAGATGATGGATAACCTTGGCAAAACCTTGGAGATCCTCTTCGATTATTATACCGGAGAGAATACGCCCGTTTTCAAGAAGCAGATGAAGCAACTGGTACGCCGGACGAAAACTTGCGGTGTTGGGTATGTTTCTCTCGGATTCCAGCGCGCCCTGCAGGATAACCCTGATGTCGTGCGGCAGATTGATGACATGACTCGGGAAATAACGCTGATTGAATCGAAATTGGCGGATGTGGCCGATGGCGTCTTGAAAGAAGATGACGCTGGCGCGGAGGAGCTAAAAACGATGCTTCTGGACCTCCAGACGCAACGTACGATGATCGTTCGAGAGGGTGTAACTTTTAATTTCCCGAAAGCTACAACAATCATCCCGCACCGGGCTTGCCAGCAGATATCGGGCTGGATCGGCTGCGATTACATTTCTGAAGAATTCCACATGAGTCCTGAGCGTGTAGAGCAGGTCTATAAGATCGACGTACGCAATTCGTACAAGGCTTATAAGGACGGGAAGCCCGTAAATTCCGGCACGAATGACACTACCGGTAGCCCTAGCGGCGATGCCCCGGAGAAACAAGAATTGGCGGTTTCTGGGTCAAAACCTGACAACCAGAAGGGTTTATGCTGTCTGTGGAGAGTTCAATCGAAACGGACCGGGCAGGTGTTTACCGTGCTCGACGGATGGCCTGATTTTGTGGAAGCGCCGAAAGCGCCGGATGTGCGGGTGAACGGTTTCTGGACCACTTTTGCATTGATCTTTAATGAAGTGGAAGATGATAACGGTACGTTCCCGCTGTCGGATGTCTACTATCTCCGCCACCCTCAGCGCGAATACAATAATGCAAGGCAAGGCCTACGGGAGCACCGTGTCGCTAACCGCCCAAAATACTTCACACGGAAGCAAGCACTCGAAGATAAGGAAAAGGCAACACTCCAGACGGCTCCCGCGCACGCAGTTATCGAATTGGCTACACTCGAAGACGACGTGAATAAGGTAATTCAGACGCATCGCCCGGCCCCGATTGATCCTAATCTCTACAATACCGAAGCCATTATGCGCGACATTCAGATCGGTGTTGGCACGCAAGATGCTAATCTCGGGCCTACTTCTGGCGCGACAGCGACGGAATCTTCGATCGCGGAGCATAGCCGTAATGAGACATCTGCTTCGAACGTCGATGATCTCGATGAGTTTTTGACAGAGATCGCCCGCGCCGTTGGGCAGATCATGCTGTTCAACCTCACCAAAGAAACCGTTGTCAAGATCGCGGGCCCCGGCGCTGTATGGCCTGAATTCAACCCCGAGGATATCGCGGAAGAGGTGCTCCTTGAGATTAAAGCCGGGTCCAGTGGTCGCCCGAATAAAGCCGCAGAATTGGCGAATATGGAACGAGGTATGCCGTTCTTGATTCAGCTTGGCGGAGTGAATGGTACGGTACTCGCCAAACGCTATGCGGATCTGCTCGATATCGATGAAGAGGAATTGATCGTCGATGGGCTGCCATCCATCACTGCGTTGAATGCTATGGCCGCCAAACAGGCGCAAGCCGCTGCACAGCCTGGAACTGGAGACGCGGCTACAGACCCCGCTCAGCAAGGCATGAAAGGCGCCCAGCATGAGGAAAAAACTCGAGGCACTCGTCCCGGCCCACAACCTATGTACCCTGTTGCTAACGAGGCGGTAATAAACTAAGGGTCATTAGTAGGCTTTATTTTTAGGAGCCTTCATGCTACAGTGTAAAGATCGAGAGGAGTAAAATTATGCCATACGATTCCGCAAAAGATCAGTTTCCGGGGGGCGCATCCGTATCAAGTCAAGGTACAACGGCTAAGGTTGTGACCCCGAGTGATAGTACGGACCTTAATCCTTATGCGAAGGCCCTGTATATCGGGGTTTCGGGTAATGTAGCGGTGGTCCCGCTCAATTCGCCAGATGATACCCCTGTCACTTTCTTGGGGCATCCAACAGGCTATCTCAGGCTTCGGGTGAGGAGGGTTTTTTCGACAGGGACCACTGCCTCTAACATCCTTGCTCTCAGTGATTAGGACCTTTATTTATGACGTACGGGTACGGGTTTGATGATAACTACCCCGAAAACCTCTGGTTTTCGGATGAGATATTCAAACTTAACGGCGTTTTGCCTTCACGCATCGATGATTTTGTCGGTGGCCGTTACTACAACTCGTCATCGGGAATCACAAGTTTCCCCTTCACCTCAACCCGTACGACAAACGCCACGATGTTTGATTCAAGCGGCAATCTCGTGTTTGGCCCTGCGAATATGTGCCTTCAGACGAGCACATTCACGAGCGCATCATGGTCGAAAAGCCGGGTCATAGTTCCGGCGGCGGACACAATCACGAGCGACGCAACTGCCACCAACACGCACTACATCAACCAAGCGATCACTAAGGTCTCGGGCGCGGTGCGCGTGACGTTCCAAGTGGACCTCAAGGCAAACGGTCTGAACTACGCGCAGGTACGCGTAGACGAAAGCGTCAACTTCACGACGCAGTACGCCGCGACCTACGTTGACCTGGCGAACGGAACGCTCCTAGCGAACGCCTCAGCCGGGTCCTACAGCAACGTAAGCAAGTCCATCACGTCACTAGGCGGCGGTTGGTTCAGAGTAAG